GGTAGCGATGCCGGCCTCTGCCTCCGCCTGCTCGACCGTGGCGGCGCTCCATTCGCGGGCGTCCGCCAGGCTGGGATCGGTCGCATCAACCTTGCCGGCCAGAGCTGTGGCCGTCGCCGTGCTGATCGGCTTGTTCGCGTCGCTGGTGTTATCGACGTTCGACAGCCCTACCGTTACCTTCGTCGCCAGGCCAGCAATAGCAGAGGCCGCGGCATCAACCGTGACGCCGGCCTGATCCATTGGCACCCGTTCGGTGCCGGTCAGCGCTACTGCGTTGGGTAGACCTGTGATCGTAACGTTTGCCATGGCCTCAGGTTAGGGTGATCAGATTGCGACCATCGAGCGCCACAAGATTGAGACCGCTCAGCGTGGTCAGATAGGTAAAGCCCTCCACCTTCGCTAGCGGCACCCGGCACAATGCGCCATCATCAAATAGCATAGGCTGCTGCTCAGCTTTGTAGTTGTTCCCATCTACAGTGATCGAATCGCCGTAGTTCAAGCCACCAAATAACTGTGTCGGCACAGTCAGTAGGTAGTCAATCATCACCACCTCCCCGCCCATCACGACCTCGCTGTCTACGTCAAGGACACCCACTCCCGACGTTGCGCCGGCTGTGACGGGAACGCCGAACCCTTCCAGATCCAGGAAGACCGACAGATCATCCTTGCCTAGGGTCGGGATACCATCGGGCTTGGACAGCTGGATAGTGCAGAAGGCGCCATCATCTAGCCGCGATGGCTGGCGCTCGACCGTATAGCTATTGCCGTCAACTACGATAGCATCGCCATACTTCAGGTTGCCGAACAATGCAGTTTGCACCGTTAGCGTATAACTGATCATCACGGCATCACTGCCGAGGATCATCTCGCTGTTTGCATCGAGGATCCCCACGCCAGAAACGGCCCCGGCTGTCACACTGACGCCGGGGCCGCTAAGGTCGAGGAAGGCCGTAAGGTCCTCGGTAAAGGCCATCAGCCCTCGTACTGTTTGGTCCCGTAGCCAAAGCAGGTCACAGCACTTGAAGCGGTGCCGGCCTCAGCAGTGCAGCTGAGGCGGATGTAACGCTTCAGCTCAGAGGCATTCAGCGTGAGCACCTGCTTAAATGCAGCGTTGGCGATGGCGGCAAAGGTGCCGCCGGTCACTGCAGTGTAGGAGCTGTTATCCTCCGACTCTTCAATCCTGAAGGTCAGATCAGCACCAGCGCCAGCAGCAGTGCCGGACAGGATCACCTGAATCTCGCCGTCATAATCGCCAATATCTACTCCGGTCTGGTTGCCGGCAGCAGTGATGGTCGTTGTAGCAAGGAGGGTGAAATGCTGGAGCTTATCCAGCGTGTACTGAGTAATGGCCATGATTCAACCCTTACGGGTGCGAAGTTTGCGGGGGGGCTGTACTACAGGCCCAGAATCTGGAGCGGGAACAGGATCCTGCATCAACTCAGCCTTTCCCATTCTGAGCAGGATGCGAGCATCCGTCTCGGAGGGATCGACTACATCACCGGGACGGACAGCCCGCCCCGAAATGCTAGTATCACGCAGGATTCTGATTCGCATAATTAGAGAGTGTTGTTACCGCGGCAGAATGCCTCGATGTGACGCACTGCAATGTCACAGGATTGATGGACACCAACGCGAACGTTGCCGGCCCTGTCCTCCGAATAAGGGTTCACCTGGAGATCCAGCGCACCCCACAGGCCCATAAGCACCTGATTCCATACGCCCAGGAACACATCACCAGTGGCCACCTGATTGGACCGGACCACCCCGTAGCTGTTGACCGTGCCGCCAGGCTCCAGCACGAACTGAGCCGTTCCGCTGGCCTTCTCGGTAGTCTTGAACCCACCGTAGATGGTGGCATTCGTGACGTAACCCATGGTGCCAATATCGGCATCATCGGCCGCGATCTTGGTCTCCATGCTGACCAGCTCGACGTAGGTCGGCTGAGCAGCGTTGAAATCCTCGGTATTGATACCGGTGATGTTCTTGATGCCCCGCGGCTCGTTGGCGGTCCCGCTGCCGTACAGCGTGGCACGAGCCTGCTCCAGCGCCATTACCGTGGCCAGCTCGTTACGAACCATGGTCTCCACATCGATCGACGACTGGAGCATCAGCAGACGGCTAAAGCGGGTCCAGGCGCTCAGCGTCTTGGCGGTCAGATTGACCTGGCCAACGGTCGGATTCGATTCCGTGGCCTCGCCCTGCTCGCCGACCCAATACGCCTGCGCGGCGCCGGTTTGCTTGGGGATCGCAACCGGACCATTCAGGCCAGAGAGGATGGTCACCCCGAGGCTGGTCAGAACATTCCGTTTGCGCAGCAGCTCGATGAAGCTACCGGGGCGGGCATCGGTGAAAATCAGATCACCGGCACTTGCGGCATTGCCAGCGGTCAGCGCACGGCTCAGCACCTCGTTAGGCACCAGCAAGCCCTTAGGAGCCGTGCCCATCCGCTGCGCGGTGGCGTTGCTGACCTCACGCTCGAATGCAGCAGCCTCAACTACGCTGCGCTCGTTGGGCATCAGCTGCGCGCGCATGGCCCGCAGGAAGCTGAAGTCTTGCGCCTCCTTGTCAGTCAGGCCGATGTCAGCAGATCGAGCGATCGGATGCGCACCAGCAACAGGCGCGGCAGGGGTTGCAGGCTGCTTGGAGGCGCGCTGCTTGATGGCAGCGAGCACATCCTTCATGGCGTCGGATTCGGTAGCGCCGCGCTCGATCAGGCCCTGTGCCAGATCGTCGGCGCCATGATCCCGGCACAGGCCAGTGATAGCAGCGACGCGGGAGCGCTCATCGGCCGCAGCCTGCGCCCGCACCGCCTCAAGGTCGATGGTGGGAGTTTCCATGAGAGGGGGAGTGAATGGCGCGGCCGAGGCCGCGGTAGGTTGAATGGCGCGGCCGAGGCCAACGCCTGGATCTGCTGGGACTGAGACGATGCTTACCTCCAGCGGCTGCCAGCGGGTAGCGATGATGCCATCCTGACCAGCCTCGCGCAACGGCGCGGCATCGAGGATCTCGTAGCCGACGCTCACATTCCGGAGGATCCCGTCTCGCACATCATCCAGCTTTTCCGCAGCGAATGCGGAGCGGCTGAAGCGAACCCGGACCATGCCGCGCCGCTTCTCGTCATCGGTCCAACCACGCTCAACGACGCCTAACACCTGATCCGGATTGTGATTCCAGAGCAGGGGGGCGCCATCATTCAGACGGCTAAGATCGATGGCGGCAGCTTCGTGGCTTAAGACCTCGCGGCCAAACCATCGATCTACCGGCGCTTCGCTGGAGAAGCTGAACTCAAAGGTTCGTTGCTCATCCTCGACTGGCTGATCAGCGTCGGCAGCACGGACCAGCGCCGCCTTGTAGTCAAGCGGCGCCAGGCGTCGTAATGCCTGGCTGTTCAGGTCGCGTAGATCCACCGTTGCCATTGTGGCTGCATTCAGGATAGCGCCTCTCTCCTGTGCATTCTTGATAGTCTCGCCCTTGCTGCTGCTCCATGTCTGCCCAGGGTCACCACCCCAGGCAGCCCAGGCTACGCGACCCGGTGAGGGGTAGCCATCCTCCCCAGGGCTGAATCCCTCGCCGGCCTTGTCCACATCATGGCGTGCGAACCATGCCGCCATGGTGACCACGGTTTCAGGGCTCAGCTCATCCCCGCTCAGAATCTGACTAGCACGGGTGGCGGCAACATCAGTTCCGCCGGGCCGGCCCTCGCGCTTCCATTCGCGGTAGCGTTCCGCCTCCGCTCGCATCCCATCGGTCGGGGTCAGATCGATCTCAGTGCCGTTGACGTTCGCCATTAGTCGTCCGACTCCTGGTCATCATCGGGGGCGTCGGGATCCTCCACCTCGTCTACCTGATCCGGCTGGACATCATCCAGGCCGGATAGCTCCGACCCAGGAGGCCGCGCCTGCGTCACGCCTGCGCCGGACACCTGCGCCGGGTTGGTGTCGAACTGCAGCCCCAGCTGTTCGCTTCGATCCACCTCCGCCGCGCGCGACACCAACAGATCCTCAAGGTCGCCGCCGCTCTCGGCTACTACCTGTGCCTGCGTCTTGAAGCCAGCCCGAACCGCAGCCTTGTAGGCGCCGACCTCCTTGCCTGGGTCCACCCAGGCCCAGCCCCGCGGGAACCACCGAACCGCCTCGAACCGCTCGGGGGCCGCCTCATAGCCAGGCAGCAACAGCTCACCGACACCAACCGCAGCCGCTAGCCAGCGATCGAAAACCGGCTGCAGAAGATGCTCAATTACCCAATCCTGCAGGGTGCGCCATTCCTCTCTTTCTTCCAGCAATGATAGACGGCTGCTGCTGTAGTTAGCCTGACTAAAGTCTCGACTGATGCTCTCATAGCTGCAACC